GAGCTAGTGAAGATGGTGTTCAGCGCCAGCGTCCCACTCGAGCTTGGCCAGCTCAGGGTGACCGTGGAAGCCGTGGGCACGCCCGACAGATCGAACTTGCCCTGCTTGGTCGTGTCGCCGTCGTCCTGCAGAGTGAAGTTGGTATCCTTCAGCGTCACCGTGTTGGTGTTGCCGAGGGTTTTTCCGGAAAGGGACTGCGATCCACTCGTGATTACGAGCGTGCCGCTGATCGTGGGCGCCGTCAGGGTGACGGTCATCCCAGCCGCAAGGTTGCTGACCTGAAATTTCAGCTGCTTGGTCGGATCAATGTCGTCGCTCAGCGTGAAGTCGGTGTCCAGCAGCGATACAGTGCCACCGGTGATGGCCACCGCATTGGCGTTCTGGGTCGCCATCGTGCCAAGCCCGGACACATCCGAGCTGGGGATCGTCGGCGAGGCAGTCATCGCCGAGGTTCCGTTGCCTTGGACATAACCGGTCAGGGTCGTGGCACCGGTGCCACCATGTCCAACGTTCAGCGTGCCATCCAGCGTGATGACACCGTCACTGGTGATCGGGCCACCGGACGTCGTCAGTCCAGTCGCGCCGCCAGAGACGTCGACGCTGTCCACCGTGCCGAACGGGGGCAGCTGGTTCTGCACATAGGCGTTGATCTGGACGAGGCTGACCTTGACGGAGGTTCCGCCTTGAACGCTCTCGAACAGCTCGGACCCATCGAGGCCTGCGACTGCGGGTAGGTTCGGGATTTGAACATTCGACATCAGAGCGGCCCTGTCTCAGGAACTTCGGTGTAACCATACGGCAAACCGGGATCATTGTCACCGGGAGCATTCGGGTCAGTGCCCGGCCGCTCATTCAGGCCGCCCGGAGGTTCGCCGGTGGCTTGCATCGTACGAACCTGATTTTGTTCGGTGATCCGGACGTCGCCGCCGGGCACGGGAATGCCGGTCTTGGCGTTCACAGTGTTCTGACCGCTGGTCACGCGCTGATCGGTGCTAGCCGACACGAAGTCCTGCGGGCGCGGGTTGATGATCGGCGTCGGGTCGCCCGGCAGCACCAAGGATCGCAGCTGCGACTGCATCGTGTCCAGACAGCGGTTGCAGACCAGCAGGCGCTTGTTCTGGATGGTCGCGCCAGCCCAGTCGTATTGGAATTGCAGGTCGACGTGGTTGTATCGGCCGCCGCAGCGGTCACAGATCGCGTGGGCCTGCGGGTTCGTCCTTGACGTCCTCGCCCGGCCTGAGATGGAGCCATAGGCCATGCATCACCTGTAGTAGCCGCCGATCAGCGGCGAGATGTAGATGTTCGACGTCTCGATGTTCTGGGTCGCCGCGATCTGGTAGCTCTCGTCCGACTGCGCCTTCAGGGGCGCTGCCAGCTCGGGCGCCCAGACGCGTGCCAGCCGGTATGCCAGCCCGTCGGCGAAAGCCTCGAGCCACAGGTACGGAATTTCCACCTGCTGGCCATTGGCCATCTCGGCGTCCTGCACCCGACGCACGCGGTAGTACCGGACCTTCTGGGCGGAGGTGCCGTCCGGCGTCGGCCAGAAGGTGACCGTGGGCGACACCAGTCGGTCGAACCAGTAGACCGTGGACAGCCCCTGCTGCGTCTTGTTCGGGTACGAGGCGTATTCGCTGCGGCTGATCGGCATCAGCGGCCGGTCGATGGGGGCCTGACCGGAGGTCTCGTTCCGCGCGTAGACATCCAACAGGACAACGGTGTTGTCCGGGACATCGTACGTCGCCTGCCCAGAGACCAGCTCGATCTCGATCAGGTCCACAGCCCACAGGTTCACGCCGAGGTTGGCCCAGCGGGAGAGCATCATGTTGGCCGCCATCCGGGCGCTCTCCATGTGCTCCTGCAGCAGCGCGGTCGGCCGGACGCCGATGTTCTGGAAGGCGTACAGCGTGATCTCGCCAAGGCCCGGATTGAAGTCGTATGTGCCGCTGGTGGACATCAGAGAGCCCCGTCGTTCTTGATCAGGTAGCCTTCAAGCTGGATCGACCCCGGCGCCGGGCTCGATTGCTTCAGCTGCCACTGGATGTCGGTCTTCTCGGGATACCCACGAGGCACCACTCGGGTCGAGCTGTAGGCCTGTGTGAAAGGCGCGCTCAGGACGATCAGAGGCGTAGACACCCCATTCACGAAAGTGCGAGACCAGACGCGATAGGTGCAGAACTGGTTCCCGTTGTTGGTCGTGAACGCCTGCGCCCGGCTCAGATAGAAGGTATACCCGGCTGGCACCGTGTAGATGCTGGCCTGCGACCGGCCGGTGCCCGGATTGATCTGGGCATAGGTGACGCCTCCATTGGTCGCCACGATGGTGTCAGCAGCCTCCCCCTGCGTGATCTGCATCGCATTGATGCGGAAGAAGTCGGCGGTGCCGGAGGTGACGGTGCCAGTCGTGCCGCCCGAGAAGGTCACGGTGGCCGTCTTCACGTTGTATGAAGCGTCCAGCCCTTCCACGCGCATCACCAGCGTTTCTGCGAGCGAGCTGGTGAAGGCCATCGTGACGCTGGCGGCCGGGTAGACATAGTCGGTCGTGTCCGACTTCTCCCAGACAGCCCGGAAGCTGTCATGCTGCAGGGCATTGTAGCCCTGCACGTTGACGCCGGTGTGACCGAAGACCTGAGCACGACCGACCTGCAGATCAAAGGGCTCGATCAGGCCGAGCTTGGTGAGGGACAGGACGGGCGTGGCCATTGGTCAACCTTTCAGCACTTCCAAGCACGCAGAGACTTGTTGATCCGGCTGTTCGGGTCTTTTGCCGTCTCGGCGCTGGTGTTCTTCTCCTTCATACCAGACATTCTGGCACAAAAGGACTTCTTTCTTGCGGCATCGGCATCCGTCTTCGGCTTCGGCGCCGGAGGCTTCAGGTTCATGCCCTGAGCCTTGGCGGATGCCCGGCCCTTCGCATTCAGCCCGCCCTTGGGGTCTTTGCCTTCAGCTCGGGTCCAAGCGGGGGTCTTCGCCATCAGCGCACCCCAGCCTGAACGATCTGCGCGGTGACGGTGCCGGTGCCAGACGTCACGTTGATCGAGATGGCGTGGCACGGGACCGTCAGGGAGCCCGATGCGGAGGCGGTCGCACCGGAGAAGCCGGAAGCCACAGCCCAGATGGTCGGGGCGGCCGTCATCGGGTCATCCATCGAGAACTCGATGTTGTAGGTGGCGGTTCCGGTGACGGTCACCAGCACGCCGACGTTGAAGGGGTTCTGGAAGCTGTCGGGCGCCATAACCGCGCTGCGGCCAGTCCCGGTCTTCGTGATGGTGATCGGGGTCATGCGCGTCTCCTGTCAGCCCGAAGGGTTAGAGGGGCCCGAAGGCCCCTCCTCAGTACTTGGCCTTGGCGGCGGCCGCCGACATCAGGGGCATGCCGTGCACGCCCTTGCCGCCGTTCACCACCTTGCTGCCGGAGGCGACGTGGGCGGAGGTGTTGCCGCTCTTGATCGAGCCGGTCTTCACCGACTTGGAGACGGACATCGCGGGCTTCTTGTTTCCGGTACGCATGGTGCCTCCGTCAGAGCTGCGAGTAGACGATGGTGACTTGCACGTAACCGGCGGTGGTCGCGCCGGTGGGCGTCACGGTCACGACGACGGGGGCCGTGGTGGGGGCGGCGACGCCGAGCACGGTGACGTTGTCCATCGCGGCCAGCTGGGCAGCGGTGAAGGTCGGTGCGATCCGGCCGGTGGCCGTCTTCACGTCAACGCCCGAGGCATACTGCGTGCCGCCAGCGGCGGTGCCGACCGACAGGACGGCCGAGGTGGCGCTGTCGAAGGCGGTCAGAACGTCCACGAGGATGTTCAGGATGCGCGCACCAGCGGGGATGTACAAGGTCGAGGAGACCGCGTTGGTGCCGTTCTTGGTGATCGAGGTGGACTGCTGCAGGACAGCGTAGCCGATGTTCGGGCCGTTGGTCTGGCCGTTCTGCAGGGTGCCCGACCGCACGGGGCCGGAGAAAGTCGTGGTGCCCATCTGGGCCTCCTTCTGCACAATGTGGCGTCCTGTCTGTGCAGCGTCCGCTGTCGCGGTCAGGACAAGGATGGAGGGGCCCGAAGGCCCCTCCGCTTCAGCTTACGACGGGAACGAGCCGTAGATCGCGCGCCAGTTGTAGTACCCGAAGGAGTACCGCTCGTAGCCCTTGACCAGCAGGTTGTCGGTGACGAAGTCAACCTGCATATCGGTCTCGAACTTGACGCGTTCCATGTACGACAGGCCGTCGATGTTGGTCAGCAGGAACCAAGCCGAGGCCGAGGTCAGGAAGTCGTTGACCATGTAGCCTTCCGGCAGGCCGCCAGCGGTCGACATGATCGCGTTCACGTCGTTGTCGGCGGTGCCCGGACGCAGTTCCGTCTTGGTCAGGCGGATGGCCACCGGTTCCAGCTGCGGCGGCACAATCAGCTTCCGGCCACGGGCGAAGACCTTCAGGCCAGCCTGATCGCGGAAGTTGGTCCGGATGGCGATCATGCCATTCAGCAGGGTGCTTTCGTTCAGCTCGACGTCGGTCGTCGGCCGGTTGGCCACGGTGCCGCCGTCAATCGGGTGGGCCGTCGAGCACAGGGCCACGCCGTCACCGCCGATGGAGGCGTTGTAGGTGGTGGCCGTGTTCAGGACGTTCGCGCCGTAGATTTCCTTGGTCTGCTGGAAGCTCTCGATCAGGCCGAGGTTCGACGGAGCGAACTGGGTCTTGTACAGGTTGTCGTCGATGGCCTTGCGGGTGATCGCATAGCCGAGGCCGATTTCCGTGTGCTCTTGGTTGTAGATGAACCGCTCGCCCGCGCCGTTGTCGAACGCGGTCTGGGCGCCTTCCGTCTTCAGCTGGGCAAAGCCGAGGAAGCGCATCTCGGCGGTACGCTCGAGAGCCATCTTCGAGTTGTGCTTGGTGAAGATTTTGTCGTACTGAGACGGGATCATCTCGTACTTGCCTTCCACGCCGCGCAGGCCCGGCAGCAGAAGGTCTTTGATGGCAGAGAGATTGACAGCCATTCCTCAAACTCCTCAGATGCCGGTCAGGTTGCGGGTGGTGACGTTGTTGAACGCCACGATGACTTGGTTGTAGGCGCCGCTTTCGGTGCCGGGGGCACCGGGAGGAGCGGTCACCAGACCAACCACGCGGAACGGGGCGGTCGTCGCGGTCGTCAGCGTCGACACATAGGCGCCCGAGATACCCGTCGAGGTATTGCCGGTGCCGATGGTGTAGCCGATGCCCGAGTTGATCGCGGCTTGCGTCAGGCCCGTGGCGTCCGACTGGACGACGAACTTGGCGTTCGGGTCGTTGACGATGTAGGCCTCGACGTCACCCGTGTTGCCCGAACCCGGCCAGTAGTTGGACCAGACGGTCCGCTTCATGGACGTGTTCAGGTACTTGCAGCCGACGAAGACGCCAGCGATGCCAGCGGCGGCGGTCGTGCCGTCGCCCTGCACGATGTAACCATCAGCATCGGGCTCCACGGGGTCGCCGTAGAAGATCGGGGTCGTGTTGGTCGAGACGATGGTGGCAGCGACCTGTTCATAGGTCGGGGCCGAGCCATTGCCGCTGTACTGCCGGAAACCGAAAGGCGCGTTGGTGTTCGCCATAACGGAATACTCCTTTTGACAGGAGGTCCATCATCGCGCGCCGGGGCGATTGTAGAACCGGGAAGGGTTTATCTCCCACACCGGGGGGAGATGTGCGTGCATAGTGGCACGCCACACCAGCTTTGTCAAATGCGGGGTAGGGGTGAACGCGAACTCGCCGTGGCACGCCGGCTCATCGGATTGCAGTCCGCTCCGCGCTCGTTCTGGTGCCCCCAGTGGGTAACGACCCCACCACCTCCTGATTACAAATCAGGTGCTCTGCCCTCTGAGCTATGGGGGCTTATGCTTTACGCTTCGAGCGGACCGACCACACAGCTACCAGCTGCTCCACCCCGCTGTGGTCTTTAATACATCGTGAAAAGGGAACAGGCAATAGCCGATTTTGCGTCGAACGGCACGCCCTTCTTCTTTGTGTGGACGAAGACCATCGCGCATTGGTACTTCTTCGGGCCATCTTTCGGTGGGGCCGGGTGCCTTCCGCAGTGCTTGCAGGAGATGCACTTCATGCCCTTGTCGGGATCAGCCCACGTCGCCTGACCCATGACCGTCTTGGCCATCCTGTCTTGCAGGTCCATTTGCAGCCTCAGAGTGAAGGAATAGAGATGTGTGAGGCTTCAGGTTCTCCCAAGCCTCGATAATGGCGGGAGTTCCCTCCCGCCTGATCGCTTTGTCGAGACGCTCGATCTTGTTGATGATCCGTACGATGCCAGACATCACTCGGGGATCGGCATCGCCGAATAGCCCTTCTTGATCGTGGCCATCTCGCTGCCCTTGTTGGACCGCTCGAACGTACCAGCCGGGGCTGCCGACAGCTGCTCTTCCTTGGCCTTCACCTGCAGGCGGGCGCGGCGCGCTTCCAGCTGGCGAACCTCTTCGGTGATGGTGGCAGGCCGCTCCATCAGGATCATGCCCTTGCGGGTGATCTCATTGCCGGAGAAGCCGAACGGCATCATCTCGGGGTGCCGGGACGATGGCACGGGCTCCCAGCCATCGCGCGCCAGCTTGACTTGGTGGGCCGGGTCTTCGGCGCCGAGGATGGTCTTCACCTTCCATTCGTACGTCCAGCCGTCAGGGATGATGCCCGGCTCGATGAAGAACTCGTCGGTGCCGTCATCCATGCTGCCCTCGCGGTGGGCACGGACTTCGGCTGCCCGGCGGGCGGCGCGTTCACGGGGGCTTTCCTCGGCAGCTTCAGGTCGCATCGACGGCCGCACCTTCTTGAAATCATCGCTCATTGCAGCTTCCCTTCCTTCTGCAGCGCCAGCTTGTTGCGCGCGTACTCCTCGGGCTTCATGCCCATCATCTCCGCCATCTCGCGCTCTGCGGCCGTCAAGCGGACAGCATTGGTGCGGGACGGGGTTCCACGGCTGACCGGGGCAGCGGCCGGGGCGGCGTCGCGCCGCTGGACGACCTTGGCCGAGGACGCGGTGGCATCCTCCTGAGACGCGGCAGCGCGCGCCTTGACGCCCAGCGTCTTCTCGATGGCGTCGAAGTACGCGTCGGTGTCGGGGGCAATCCCGTCAGACACGGCCAGCTCGTGAGCCGCGATCATCTTGCGGTTCAGGCGCGGGTCTCGTACGAAGTCCGGGTTGTCGCGCACCCACTGGGCCGAACGCGGCGACAGGCGGCTGGCGAAAGCCTCGACCGGGTCGACCGGCGGCGGCGCCACCGGCTGGACCTTCGGCTTGGCCTTCATGGCCTCGAGACCGTTATTCAGCTGCAGCAGCTTGGCCGAGTTCGACCCCATCTCCTGCTGGATTTCTGCGGCGCGGCTGAAGTCGCCCATCCGCATGGCCTGCTCGTAGCCACCCTTCAGGATTTCGTTGTCCCGGTTCAGGGTTTCGATGGCGTTGGCCACCAGCTGGATTTCGGTCTCTTCCTTCTCGGCCGTCGCCTTCGCGGCGACGCTCGTCTGCTGGTGCAGACGGTTCTCCGTTTCGATCCGGCGGCGCTTCTCCTCCTCGAGCTGAGCCTTCAGTTCGGCAATGCCCTCGTTCGGCGTGATCTCGGCAGGCTTCTCCTCGACCTGCTCGGGCTCGTCCTCCAGCTGGACCTCGATGTCTTCGATGTCATTGTCGCTCATGGTCATTCCTCACCAGACTGCATCGGGGTGCGGGACGCGGCCCCGGATGTGGATGTCGTCGAAGATGCGGCACAGGACACCGTTCACGGTGATCGACCAGCCGTCGGACGGGCGGAAGACCAGCCAGTCGCCTTCCTTGAAGCTCAGGCCGGAGAACCAGCTGCCGTCCTCTTGGAAGGCCAGCGGGCCCTGCCGCACCAGCAGGCCGACCTTCGACTGGAACCGATCCTCGTCGGTATGCTTGTCGGTCAGGTACAGGCCGGACTTGGTCTTCTGCGGGCGGATGTATGTCGCCAGCAGGACTTGGTTGTGGAACAGCTCGATCCCTGACAGGTCGCCAAGCTCGGTCAGCAGCTTCTGCTTGGGGTCGTCCTCATGAGCCATCATCATATGGGGCATAGATCAGTCCTATCTCTTGCTCACAGCGTCGTTGGCGGCCTCGAGGAGGTCGGACATGTTGTCCAGCTCGCTCAGTCGCCCAACCTGTTCACGGTATTGCTCCATCGTCGTGATAGCAATACCGTTTGTGAGGATTTCAACAAGCCCTTTGCGTCTTTCCGCAATAAGGG